TACTAACAAAGATTATCGTGTACTCTTACTAGCAGTAGGTCACGATGCTGATAGTGAACTTGATTATTGGTTGCCAGAGACACCATTCCCTCATAGTAATTGTTTCGTATTTTTAGATCCTCCATATGATATAAAAGATTTTTTATATGGAAACAAGGGTGGAACATTACATAAAGGATTTGATCATATTAACTTTGCAGATAATTGTAAGTTGTCAACTAATAATTTAATGATTACATATAACTCTAATGAAAAGATACAACAACTATTCAATGATTTTAATCAGACAGAGTTCGACCTGACATATACTATGAGATCAACTGGTACTTATAATAAAGATCAAGAGAAAAGAAAAGAGTTAATGATTACAAATTACAAACGACATTCACTAGAAGAATTTATCCAATATGATTAAAGAATTAATAGAACCAAAAGATCTTTTATTAGCACATAGGATTCAATCCTGTAGTTACAAGTTAGACCGTAAGAGTTTATCTGAGTTACTTAGAGAGAATATGTTGCACTACAATGGTGTTGGTTTATCTGCAAATCAAATTGGTATCTGGGAAAGAGCATTTGTAATGATGACTAACATAGAAAAAGAAGAAACAATAACTTGTTTCAATCCTAAGATTATAAAGACATATGCTAAGAAGGAGATAATGGAAGAAGGATGTTTATCCTATCCAAACTTATTCTTAAGAGTTGAAAGACCTTGTAGTATTGTTGCTAAGTGGGAAGATGAAAATGAAGTAATTCATAAAACCAAATTCGAGGGATTTAGTGCTAGAATATTTCTACACGAATACGACCATATGGAAGGTATCGATTTTACCCAACGAAAAGTAAATGACTTCTGAAAAACTATTAAAGATTTACATCCAAGCAAAACTAAAGAAAATTAAATTAAAACCAACACGCAAACATTACAACGTACATCTCTATGGCTAAGGATCAATATCCTTTAGGTGATTATCTAAAAAGTATCAACGAAACAAAAGAAGACTTGACTCTACGTGACCCTGAGTGGATGAAGAAGTATCCACCCTTCATCATTAACAGGTGTCTTAGTAGTCATATGGATGCCATTTTGATGGCAAATGAAATGAACTTCCATCATCAATTAGATAAGGATTTACAATATTCCTTTTATCTAAATACTCTTAGAAAAAGGAAAAGGTTCTCACCGTGGCAACGCAAAGATAAGATCGAAGACCTCGATGTTGTCAAGCAATACTATCATTACAATGATGATAAAGCCAAAGATGCCTTACGAATTCTGACAAAAGATCAAATTGAATTGATCAAATCTAAATTAAAATAGGTGGAAAATTATGAGTGGGGAAACCGTTTCTTGGTCGGTTGATAATATGGTAGAGGTTGCTCTACGTCAACCCGATGACTTCTTAAAGGTCAGAGAAACATTAACACGCATTGGTGTAGCATCACGTAAGGAGAGAAAACTATTTCAGTCTTGCCATATCTTACATAAGAAAGGTAAGTATTACATAGTACACTTCAAAGAATTATTTGCATTAGATGGTAAACACGCAAACATTACATCTAATGACGTAGAAAGAAGGAATAGAATCACAAAGTTATTATCAGATTGGGGTCTTGTTAACATAGTTATAGAGAACGATCTAGGTATTCTTGCACCATTAAACCAGATAAAGGTAATCTCCTACAAGGATAAGAAGGAATGGGTGCTTGAGTCTAAATATAATATCGGAAAGAAGAAAGTTGTAGAGGGGTAATAAAGCCTATATAAGTTAGCATAAACACACATTATGGCAGATACTAAAGTAGATAAACCAAAAGGTCCTATGGGTAAACTAAAAGAGTTTACTGAGGACAAAGAGGAACAACTTGCTATCCTTAGTACATTTGTACGACTAGGTATTTTGGTCTGGTCTGGCGGTATACTAACATTAAATTATGTTACTATACCAGGTTGGGAACAAGATAAAATTGATCCAACTTTTATAGCTTCGGTCTTCACAGGAGTCACAGCTACCTTTGGCATTCAAGCGGGAGGTAAGAAGAAGAGTGACGGTGGTGGTGGAGCAAACATATCTAAGAAGGATATGGAGATGCTCATAGAGAAAGCATCACAAGCAGCACCAACACAAACAATTAAGTTAGAGGTTCCAGCAGTTAAAATTACTTCTTAGTTATGGATCAGGATGAAGCAATGTTTGGGACAGAACCCAAACCAAAAAAGAAAAAGGTAAATCTCGTGAAGTACTTTGCTATAACAGCAGGAGCACTATTTGGTTTATCACATATAGGTATGATTGGTATGATGAGTAAAAGAAGTCAAGTACCAACTCCTAATATACCTGTAGGACCTTATACATCTTATGTTATCTCTGCAAACAAAGAGGGATATAAGATCAGTTATACTGCAAATGATCCTAAGACTGCATACGTCACTAAGGATATTAAGACTAAGGGTGGATTCTTAGGACTTGCAAATAACACAACTAAGGTTGCAGAAGAATACTTTATGGATGGTCAGACAAACCAAGGAGGACCTGTATCAAATCATAGGTCTTGGATAGACTCACCACCTGGTTTAACTCCAAGTCAAGCACAAGAAATAAGTGCTGCTCGAAAAAGCGAAGCCTGTATTAAAGCAATCGGAAGTGCAGAAGGTACAGGTCGTCTTGTTGGTACAAGCGTTGGTGCGTCTGCTGCTCCTGCTCTGTCTGGTATCCCCTTTGTTGGTTGGGTTGCTGCTGGTTGGGTGGCAATGTTTGGCGGTAATCAGGGTGCTGAGATAGGTGGCAATATGGCTGAAGACCTAAATAAAAATTGTTAATGAATTTATTACTATGCAGAAAATTGTAAATGGAATCGCTATTGCAAGTGGTATTGTATCTCTCACCGTTGTTGGTGCTTTTGGTTACGTATTCATACGCAAGGATGCAATTATCGAAAACGTCAAAGGCAAAATAATGGAATCAGTTATGCCTGACATTGGTGGAGGAGCACTTGAAAGTATAGTGGGTGGAGGATTATCTTTACCATCACCATCTAATCCTGTTGCATCACCAGATGAACCTTCATCACCTATGTCACCAATACCATTAGGTTTTTAAGTGGACTTTCAAAAGATCACTAGCACTGGTACCGCTATCGCTGTAGTGGGTACTGGTGCAGTTGTCGGTGGCAATGCTGTCGTCGATAATGTGACTAATGGTCCTGAGAAACGTGAGGAAAGGCAGATAGAAAAGATACGTCAAGTTGTTGCAGAAGAAATATATAAACAGTTAGTGGAAGCCTTTCCAAAATCAACTGGTCAGGTGGACAAAGTTTATGTACCTAAGAAACAATGACATTTTTAAAAGAACAAATAAAAAGATTTTTTAACACAGGAAAATGGGCATTGAAGTTAATCTTCATTGTAGTGCTCGTTGAACTGGGTATTGTTGTAGGTGCTATCGCCACTCAAGAACTTGATGAAAACGATAGTGACAATATCAAACATATGTTATCTTTAATTGCTACAAAGTCATTTGCTTTGTATGCTGCTGAGAAAGGATCAGCACCAGCAGACCCTTATAAAAAACTTCGTGAGGAGTAAGTGGATCCCATTGAAATACCCCAGATTAATCTCAGGGGAACTTATAATATAAACGGAACGTTAGTAACTATCCCAGACATTAGACAGGTAGACAATAGGTTGTGGATACAAGAGACACCACACGCTATACCTATTGCTGTTCCTATTACTATACAAGTTGGAACTCCTGTTATTGAAATGCCTGGTTGTGTCAAGGTAAACAAAGAGAATGCTAAAGAAAGAAATAGAAATAAACAATTAGTAAATGATGATCCAAAAGGTAATGTAGTTCTTTGTGATGGAGGTATGCCATACTACGAACCACCCGACTATTCATCGAGTGGTTTAGAGTGGCAAACTGTCTATGGTGAGCCAGAGGAGATAGAAGAGGGTGTAGAGGTAGAACAACCAGTTCCACCGTCTCCAGAGGTTGAAGCACCTGAGACCCCTACAGGGTCAAAAGAAGAGGTTCCTTGTCCACCAATAAATGCAAGACGTATTGGTGACAGGAACCAGAAAGGAGATGAACAAGTTAAAGAATATAAACTAACACCTGATGGATTGATCTGTGAAACGATATGGGAACCTGTACCAGCAGTCGAACAATTCGTCCCATCAGCAGGACAAGTATCTACAACCGCAGTCATAGCAACAGTTGCTACGGCATCTGCCCTATTTGCAAAACCTCTAGCGGACTTGATTCTGAGGGTAGTGAAACCGATTTTGAAGAAGGCAATAGATTCTGGAAAAAAGAAACTAGGGGGTTCTGTTTACCATCCTTCTCAAAAGGAACTGAAGACAAATCTTTATCGGAAGAAGAAGGGATTACCTGAGATTGATTATCAGAAGATGAAGAAGAAGAAGGATCAATCCACTTAGGGTTAGGTATGTTATGACTAT